TTGCAAATTCAGGTAAGCTCAATTCCATCTTGTCACCAAACAGATCCCAATTGTGCATGACGCTTTTTAAAATTTTTGTATCTTTACTCTCTTTCCATAACCAGCGGAAACATAAAAAATTTCGTATTGTATAAACAATGTTCATTTAATTCTCCATTTCAAAGTTAATGTCCAGCTGCGTATCTTCCGGGTGATCTATTCCCTCTGGACCGGTTTTAATAATAATAGGAGTACGCTCTCCTATATTGTGACCGACAATATTGATGTCGATAAAATCTTCCGCCTCTTCTTGACTTGCTCCTCTGTCTTCCATGTAGATTCCGACCATTCTATAATAATCATAGACAATAACATCCGGGAACCCGGATCTTTCACCTATACCGATGATTGCTGAATTGAAACCATCCCATTTTAATAAATTTTCTTCCATAAATCGCTTCTCTTTCGTTTTAAGCAGTTAGTATATACTACAAGTCCCAAAACACCTAAATCGTCTGTAATCAGTTTAAATCGTCTTTTAGGCTAATTTCGGTTACATCTACATTAAATTCGGCCTTATCTCCCTTCATTAAGTATTTTTTACATATTCTTTCTAAATTTTTAACTAAATGAGTAATATTAAAACTCTTAATGTTAAAAATCTTCGGAGGATCCATGCCAATAATTTCTACATCTTTCCATTTACTCCAATCAGGAGTTTTTTCTTTCATCTCTATTTCAATTGTTATGATATATTTTACATTCATATTAAGATCCCGGCTCAAATTCTCCAAGTCCCGTTGCAAAAGGTCCGTCAGGAACATCTAACCAGACACGCGGTTTCATTCCAGGCGCTGATGCTTTTACAATCTTGTCTTGATCAATTAAAGTTTGCACCATTTTTTCTAAATGGTTTATACCTTTCTCTTGTAGTTCTGGTGTTAGTCTTTCTTTATGATGACCAATGCCATTGGCTTTACCTGTTTGTGTGAAAGGTTTGCCCTCTAATGCAGCTTGTTTAACACATAGAATTAATTCATCTAATTCATAATCTCTACCACGACGTGCAAGTTGAAGATCTGAACTACGCCCTTCAAGTAATCCGCTATGCGAGTTTCTGACAAATGTTCGGATCTCTCTATCGGCTGGTCCATTACTCTTCACAACAGCACCATTAACAATTTTATTTCTTTTAAAATCTATCCGGAGCATTTTACATAAATGTTTCATTTCGCTTTCTGGTGGAGTCCATAATGCAAATGCAAATCGAAGACCATCTACAATAGCTGAAGTACCACGAATTAAGTTTCGTGCATGCTCAGGTGTTGTTACCGGGTTCTTCATATCCATTTTTGCCATATGATGCACCAAGAGCCATGTGGCGTTCGTTTCGGCTGCAAGTCTTGCGAAGTGTCCCGTAACAAATGCCCCGGCTGCTGGATCCGCATTAATATCGACATATACAAATGATGCTAATGGATCTATGACTACAAGAACTAAATCGTCAATCTTCTTTATTTGTGCTATAATCTCTTCCCACTCTTCCGTGGCTTCAAATCCTTTTCGTGTTGGAATAATAATTGGTCTTACTCCACCATAGTTAGGAAAGGGTAATATTTTTAAATCATATCCCGTTTCAGAAAATCGTCTTCCGTTAAAATCAACACCCTCTATTCTTCTATGGATCTCCGCAGCTTCGTCCTCAGCCGTTAACATAACCACAGATCCATTTTGTCTCAGCGTTGCATCGAAAGCTGTATCATATCCAACTTTGCCATAAGCAAGCTTTAATCCTAAATCTAAAGTTAACATACCTTTACCGGTATCGCCGGCGGCAGCGATGACGCCAGCGACACCTCGGGGTAATGTGTTATCCAGAAGGTATTCAAATTGAGGAGCTTGACCTTCCTTATATTGAGAAACAGATAGACTATCATCGAGAAGATTGATAATCTTTACATCGGTATCTTTCTTATAAAGAAAGGACTCAATATCGAATCCTTCAGCGATAGCGTCTGCTGCGTCCCATCCTTTTGGCTTTCCTTGCTCCGGTTGTAAAACCCGAACAGTATTACACAAAGTTAAAAGATGCGATGCTGCGGCAGTGCTATATTTCAAACCAGACTCATCATTGTCTGGCCATATAACAACATTACGCCCATCTAAGGGGGACCAATCGGTCTTGGAAACAGGTGCATTCGATCCAGCCATAGCTGTAGTAGCTGTAATACCAACTTCCCTAAGAGCGTCCACACACTTTTCTCCCTCCACTAATACAATCATATCTTCAGTAGAACATGTTGCAATGTTCTCGCGATTATATAATGGACGAACTTGTGGGAACTTTTTCTCTCCCGAAGGAAGCACAGGATAAAATGTCTTATCTCCACCCTTAAATTCTTTTCGCATTACATAACAGATGATTTCATTATTCTCATCTTTATATACATGCTTTTTAGAACTCACGACCTCGCGCGTGGCTGGCGCCACGCTTTGCACCGGCTTGCGCGATGTCTGTACACTTATGTAATCTCCAATATCTTTTACCGCATCTTGGAAATCACAATTCTTTACATGTTGCCATAGATCTATGAAGTCTCCGAACATTTTGCCGCCGTTAAACTCTCCGCCTAATCCAGGCGTGTTTTTATTTAAACTAAACGAACAAGAATCTCCGGGGCCACCATGTAAATCCCCACACACAAATTCCTCTCCCCTAATCTTACCATTAGGTAAAAGATGTTGAAGTATGTGGGGTAATCTCGACTGACAATCGGATTTAAATTTATCTAAATCAAAGTCTTGTTGAGGCGGTGCTTCAGCAGTAGTCTTTACATGTCGTAAATCAAAGTTCACTTTCCGTCTCCCAACAATGCGTTTGAAAATCACAGAACCTACAAGAAAAGTGATCCCTCTCAAATGCAATGCGGGGAAGTCTCTCTTTTGCTTTTGTCGCTTTTATTACTAATACAGCCTTATCAATACATTCTTGCGCAAGTTTAGAATCAAAAGGAACTAACTCATGATACAGTTCTTGCGTATTTTTATTTACCACGGAAAACAATGCCGGGTGTTCCATTAAGTTCATATAGTATTGATAAACAACAATTTGTGAATGATATAAAACATTATGTCGTGCTACACCTTTGCGTTGAAACGATTTAAAATTTTTATCGTTAGCACTTTTACACTCCCATAACATGGGATATTTAATTCCTAAAGGTCCGCCTGCAACAATGCCATCGACATGACCTTTTATATTTCCTTCAGCAGTTTCAAAAGAAAATTGTCTGCCTTTTCTATCATGCGTTCTTAAATCAAAGCCGCCGTTTCTTAACCACAAGGTAAGCATTTCTTCATAAGTATGACCGGCTTGAAAAATTCGTAATGTATTACCTTTTAAAGGGTTATTCTCATCTCTGGGTTGTCCTTCAAGATGATATTGTAATTTTCGTGTACATGCTGTTCCTATATTAGAACCGCCTATGTACCCTCGGATCGGTTCGTCTTTGTTTTTTAATTCTAATGCGTGATTAACATATGGGTTAATACGATCAGAAACATCTCCCTCATTTGGGACGGTTGAAAGATTCCACATTTAAAGCTCCTAAAATGGTATTGGATCATCAAATTCCACATCATCTATTTTTTCTTCTTCTTCTTTGGTGAAAGGTTTTTCATATTTTTTATAAAACCAATCATCAATAACTTCTCTATGAAAAATCATAAAAGCCTCTGGCTCTTTAGATTTAAAAATCATATGTAAATTATAAATTAAATCAAATATTTCTTCCCTACTAAATTCATGTAATGTTTTGTTTAAAAAATTTTTTTCTTCTAAAAATTTAAAAACTTCAGGTAAGCATTCTTTTAATGCATCTGGTAAATGGCCCATATCGACTGTTGCGAAATCAGGCTCTCTATCCCTCCAATTATATTTCATTTTCACTCCTTCTTTTGCGAGACACATAGGACAACAAAACCATTTCATATCTTTGTTAAAAACATCTGATTTGCCAAAACCATGATGTCCTATGTTATGACACGAAGAACAACTCTTTAACCCCGTGCTTGTTATATTTAGGTTTCTAAGGGAGGCTTTAATGTTAAGGGTGTCAACATAACCTGGAGCGCCCCCCTTAGAGTTCTTGCGATACTTACTTTGCGCCATTCGCAGATCTGCGGATGACTTGAGATACATATTGATTTGAACAATTTACTTCTTTACCAATCTGAACATTTGATAAACCTTCAGATTTTAACTTTAAAATTGTTTCAGCTTTGTCACTAAATTTTTTTCTCCCTCGACTTTCTTTAAAAAGATGAGGGTTGATCTCATGAAACTCAAGTATTTCATTATGAAGTTCTTCCATGAGTTTAATAACAGTACCCATCTTAGTAAGCATGCTCTTACTTAATTCCATCATTATTCCTATTGATTCATCCAATCAGGTTTATCTGATGTTGGTTGAGCTGGTTGAGCTGGTTGAGCTGGAGGAACATTTTGTGTTACTTGCTCTTGAACAGGCGGTTGTGCTGGTTGAGGTGTCGGGGCAGCTTGACCTTGCATGACACCAAAGGCTTGAGCATATTGATAATAAATATCAGTACCTCTATCTAAAGCATGTATGTAAGATATCTCATTACTATCAGGCCACTTATCACCAGATCCATCATTCTTTAAATTTCCCGGCTGTAATTTTACTTTAACAACAGCATGAAGTCCGTTTAAAAAATCCCATCCATTACCCACTTGATTAAATAATTTACCAGCTTCAGGTGAATCATCTTTCCAAGAAATACCATAATTAGAACATACAAAAGCTCTTAAATTTTCTCTTGTTATATCTAAACTTATGTTATTAGGATCTGCATGAAAGACAGTAAAGTTTTGCCAAAAACTAGATCCTTCATTTGGTCCGGCGATAACATCAAATCTTGCTCTCAAATATCGAGTTCTGTTATCACCTGTTTGTTGAGAGGAATAATGTTCATAAGGATTGTTCGGAACAATTTGCTCAGGTTTTCGTGGTGTGCCAGCTTCATCAACATTTTTACTTGGATCTTGTAATGTTAATTTTACAGGTACTATAGTTTTATCTGCTATTAAAACCCTTTCGTTTGTAGTTCCGGTTGCTTGAGTGTTTACTTCTGATAAATTCATATTCATATTATTTCTCCTGATTTGTATATTGTTTATTATCTGTTATTTTTACTAATACATTGCCTAAGTGAGCCTCTTCTAAAAGCTCTAATTTACCAGAACGATCTTTAGCTGGTAGATCCCAAATGTTGTCTCTGTTACAGACAAATTTTCTTATCATTTGTTTAGGTTGATTTGGATCTTGATTAGGATCAGGTATCGTGATGTAACATAATTGTTCATCAACAATACCCGGAATGATGTTACGCGCAGTACCATCTAATTGTATTTCATAATAGTCTCTGTCCGCCTCATCTTTTTTCTTATCAAGAATGCCTACAAAGATTACATTCTTGTTTTTTATATGTTGTAAATGAGTAGCCCAAGTCACTAACTCAACTCTAAGTTGTCCATAAACTTTCATTGTGTTTATAGTGCCACCTTTTGTTTGAGCGTCTGGTTGTTGCTCTGCCCATTTATAACATAATCGAGATGCCACGCTGATAGAGTCTACGAATAAAGTATCATATAAATTACCATCCTTAATTTCTTTTGCAAAATCTGGATATTTCGCAGCCACTTTATCATAATGTTCTTGACTATAACTCATGGTTGATACTGTCACAGCTGGATCCGGTCCGCCTAATAAAACTGCAATATCTTTACAGTCTTCCCAATCTCTTGGCTCTAAAGTTTTACCTTTAAAATTACGAACAGATAGATCACCAGATTCAATATTTAAGAACAATGTTCTTTCTTGATTTAATGATAGTATCTGTGTTGTTTTACCAATGCCCGGCTCGCCAAGTAACATTACTTTTGCACCATAATCGGCATTTAATCTTTCATTAGCTGAAATTATTTCCATGTTATTCTCCCTTGTTTTCAGTGATTTTAAAAGACGCTTCATCAGGCACTACAACTGTTCGTGCTTTTTGAAGTAAAGTTTTAATCTCAGGAGGAGCGTTTTTATAATTGCGTTCGCTCACACTTAATTTTACATCAGCGTAATGTTTAGCAGTATCACTTCCGTGTTTCTGCTGTAGATCATCAAATGCTTTAGTAAGCAGTTCTTGATCCCATTGTACTTTTGGAGTGAGTGAGGCTTCAACTTTGAAACCATCAACGTGATCGAAGGTTCTCGTTCCGGTATCCACTCCATCGTCTTGCAGCCGTGCCATCAAGCGTTGCCCATCATATCTATGTAAGGCACTCCTGAGTTTAGAGGCAGTATTTCTATCTTCTCTTTGTTGTTGAGTAAGAAGGAAAAGATTTTCTACAACCTCTTGTTCTGACAATTCGTTAATTTTAAGTTTACTAAACTTGTTGCATGTTTTTTTTTGCATTTTTTAATCCTTTATAAGTAGTTAATAAGTTGGCGATTTTTTTCACCGTTTTGATTTTTATATATCGTTTACATTTGTAATACAAGTAAAAAAAATATTTTTTTTTGTAATCTTGTAAACTGATACAATATATATATAATGTAAACTGTTTTTAAGGAGAGTAACATGGCAGAAAACAAAAAAGAAAAAAGCTATTCAACGGCTAGAATATATACAGAGGATCTAGCTCGTTTAAGAATTATGGCCAAGCATTCAGGTAAGACACAAATATCTGTTTTAAATCAATTAATTAGATTTCAATGGAATAATGAATTTGGTAAAGATGAAGATGTTTCTGTTAGTGGTATTGAATCAATAGGTTTATCTACGCCGTCTTAAATAGATCCTTCGTTTCTTTTATCTAGTTCATCAACAAAGTAATCGGCAAAACCATCATAACCAGCACCTTGTAAGTTTGCTATAACTTCAGTGATATCATCAGCTTTTCTGTTAGCTTCAATCATTGCATTAAATTTAGCAACTTCTTCGTCACTTCCTAAACTAATATTTTGAAGTCCAGGTGCTTCAGCTAATGCTTGGCTGGAAAATGGTTGTGCAAATATTAATTCATCATCACTAAAATCATCTGGAGTGCCAGCGTCATCCCATATATTATTGAGATCAGGATTTCTATATCCAACTACATTATCTGGTTTTCCATAATTTCTTGTAGCGTCTGGAATTAATCCACTATCAACAGCATTATTAATAAGATCTATTTGGTTATTTAATTTACCCCATCCGCCTTCATCAAATGCATCAGGTTTTTCTCTATTTACTATTTCTGCAAAAGCCTCAACATCTCCAGTTACTCCACCCACTTCAATAGCTTTCATAAGAGCGTTTGTAGCAACAGCATCTGAACCGCCTAACTCTTCAATTTGTTGGCCGACATATCCAACACCACTTTTCTTTTTTCCTCCCGGCATACTTGTAAATGTAGTAGCATCAGAAATAGCTTTTGCTCCTTCATCATTTATACCAACATCTATTCCCTCTAATTTAGCTTGGAAGATAATACTATTTACTTTGTCAGCAGATCCTACCAATGTTTTTACTGTATCAATTTCACGACCTCCGTCATATACAGGTTTAACATCTACATATCCATCATCTCTTACGGTAGCTTCAGTTCCAACTGTATAAGGTTCTGGTCCTCCAAGTGCCATTTGCATAAGCGCTGGAGCCATCCCTATTGCTATTCCGGGTAATCCTCCGATACCTGCAAGTGTTGTTATAATACCCAAAGTTCCAGATGCCATGCCAACAGCGCTTCCTTCTTTAATAGCCTTGCCTAATTGTAATGCTGATAAGGCAACAGATATTCCTTCTCCAACATTTAAGCCACCTTTATAACCAGCTACATCTCCGCCACCTTTGCTTAGGAAATCAAATATACCTCCGCCCTCATCAGCTGCATCTAAAGTTTCTTCAGCTCCTACTAAATCATTATATTCCCCAGCAGAAATAACATTTCCTGTATTTTTACTTACATAATTTCCAGCTTCATTTAAAGTATAAGTTGAGGAATCGCCTAGAGATGATATAAGGCTTTCTGCTTTCGTCATACCGGGATCATTATAAAAAATTCCAGTTCCTTCACCAGCTATATTTGAAGCTCCTGCCTCAGTAAATTCTAACGGATCCAATATTTTAACTATTTCGTTAACATTAGACGGATCACCTAATCCAAGAGTTGTTATGCCGGATGCGATTGACGGAGTTATTTTTACTAATTTTCCTAAAGAATTTTTCTTATAAAAATTACCAGCTTCATCCATTATTAAATTTTCATCGGACATAAAATCATCACTAGACGTTTCTTCTAAACTAAAAATATCTTCATTATCTTGCGATGTCCCTACATCTAATTCGTCACCACCACTTGCAAAAGTTTCAATTTCATAATCTTTTACTACTGGTATTTTTCCTTTGTCTCCGCCTATAAGAAAATCTAAAGCGTCTACACCTATAACCTTGCTTAATAAAGATTGATAAAGAGCGTCATTACCTTGAATATTTAAAATATCTTTATCACTATAACCCGCTTCTTTAAGATCATCTTCTAACTTATTCATTTCTTCTACTTGACTTGCGTCAGCAGTTGTTTCTACCTCTTCAACATAAACATTACCTTGTCTATCTACGCCTGCACCAGTTCCTGTAATAAACTCTACACTGTCTCCAGCTAAATTTGTTAAATCACCCGTAAAAGAAGTAGGATCATCTAATTCATAAACAGTTACTTTTTCTGTTGGACCAAGATTATCTTCCTCTGCTTGCAACATACTATCTATGGCCGCATTTGTCATATCATCTAAACGTGTATAATTATCATCTGCTCCAAATATATCGTCATCAGGCTCTAAATTATCATATAAATCTTCTTCAAATTTAGTTTCAATATTGTTCTCAATTATTGGATCTATTTTACTATCAATAATATTCGTTAAATTAGCACTCATATCATAGCCAGTTTGATTTAAAGCTTGATTAATTTTAATTTGTTCTTCTGTTGATAAATCACCAAAACCCATTCCACTTGATAATTTACTAATAATTGTTGGCATTGCAGCTGAAAGACCGGCTCCAATCAACAATCCTAATATTTGTTCACCAGTCCCAGGCCCTTTAACTACGGGTAATTCTAAATCAACATCACCACCTCCACCTGGTCCGGGGCCTATGATGACGCCGCCGTCACCTCCGCCGCCTCCAGAACCTCCTCCGGAACCTCCAGATCCTCCCCCGCCGGTGTTCCCGGCACCCCCGCCACCTGGGACGGTCCCACCACCAAAGGTTGGATCTCCTAAATTAGGATTACCTGATCCTAATCCGGGACGTCGTACGCTTCCTTCAAATTGTTGATTAAATGTTCCAGTTCCTGAACCGCCAAAGAATTGATCGGGATTCATCGTAACATCAAAAATGTCCAATGGAGGGTTCTGAAGATTTTGACCAGTCATAAAATTCTGAGCCGGTCTTCTAACAAATTGAGCGTCTGTTCGTGTCATGTAGGGGCCATAACCGCTTGAATATAATCCACCTATTCCTGTTTTATTTTCTGCCATTATGCTCTACCTCTTGCTCTTAATAGTGCTTGTGTTGTCGGATTCGTTCCCGCAGCCCCAAGTGCAATATCTCGTTCTATATTACCTGAAGATAAATCCATTGCTGGACCGCGTAAAGATATTTCTTGAGGAGAAGGTACAGGTATTCGAGGAGTTTGTATTTCTACAGCTCTTTCATCTCTTTCTACTTCTGGACCACCTTGTGTTTCTGGTCTTACAGATTCAGTTACTCTTTCTGTAACTTCTTCTACACGAGGTTTTACCTCTTCTTGCATTAATTCATTAACTTCACCAACAGCAGCTTTACTTCCAGATCCTACAACTCTATTTAAACTTTGGATAAAAGCATCGCGTAAAGCTACTCTAGCTCTTTTCATTTGTGCTAAAGTTTCAGGAGGAGTAAGCGCCCATCTCATATAGGCTGGCGATTGAATTGTACGAGCCATTACCATTGCTCTTCCTATTTTTGTTAAACCGTTCCATGCTTGTCTTCTGTTTCCTCCTAAAAAACCACCAGCAACATTAGTAGATGCTGTAGCTGCTTGTAGTCCTACGCCCCGTTGTTTTTTTGCCCCTCCTAATGAAGAAACTAATTCAGCTTCTTCTCTTATTAAATCAATTGCTTCTCTAAAACTTTTAGGTTGTTTACCAAATATTTTTTTATTAGTGAAATCCATACCTGCACCAAAAATTTCATCTAATTCGGAATCTGTATATCCAGCTATTTTTCCATCACCCGACAATATTCTTCCTAATTTTCTAGGATCTAAAGCATTAAATACATCATCGGTAGCATTTCCAGATCCTTTATCAATTAAGCGCGCTAATAATAAATCTCTTGCATTAGTTCTAAATGCATCATATTCATCAGCTAAATTATTTTTCCCAGCCTCTCTTAATTTTTTTATATGTTTATCAGCTGCTCTGAAATATTGCACTTGTTCGCCGGGACTTCTCCCCGCAATATAACGTAGCGCTTGACCTCCTGTTTGGTTTTCTGCAAGATCTGTCATTTTTGCAGATTGAGGCCCAACTAAAGTTTCTGATAATTCTTTTCCTTCTTTTAACCTACTAATTAATTCATCTATTTGAACACCACCTGCGTTAGGGGCTGTGCTATCTAAAAGAAGATCATCAGCTATAAATGTAAAATTATCGATTTCTCCGTCAGCAATATTTCTATTTAATTTTTGAATACTTTCTATCATCTCCATACCTTTTCCATCAGGAAAAAGCATTTCAAAAAAAGTTTTATTTTCAAAAGATTTATCTATAAATCCCGCTCCGGCTGTTCCCGGTTCAGATCCTTTTGCAACTCTAGGTTTAGCATTAAAACTATCTATGTATTGTCCAAATTTTCTTACATCAAATTTACCATCAACAGTTGCTTTTTTAATTGCGTTCTGAAAAAATTTCTTTTGTAATATTTCAATACTTTTATCTTCTAAAGCTGGTAATGTATCTGTCATAGATCTACCAAACTCTTGAAAGTTTTGTGTTCGTGTATTACTTCTTTCTATAATGTTTTTTATTGTTATTTCATCTTGTGTCTTAAGAGCGCCAGGAGTTTCCATTTTGTTTTTAACATCCTTTACTATTTCTTCCGAAGTTTTTCCGGCTCTAGCAGCAAAGCTTTCTAAAGTTGCTTGTTCTCCTCTTGTAAATGTTGGTGGTTCAGCTAAATTACCTTGGACACCTTTAAATCCTTCACTTGATTTTGCTTTTCTTATTCCACTTAAAAATTTAGCCATTGCATTAGGATCATTTAATAAAGTATTTATATAATCTCCGGTCGCAGCTTCACCATTTACTACACTACGAACCATAGCCCTAATGGATGCGTCATCCTGATGCGTCATGAAGTCTGCATAATTTAATTGAGCTTTTTCTAAATCATCTACGCTTTTTTCCATTTGTTTAAAAGCATCGCTTAAAAGTTTTTCATCGTTATTAAGTTTAGCTTTACCTTTTAAAGATGTATTAACATCTCTTATTTTATTAGCTGCAAGAGCAATATCATCATCTAAAGCTTCTCTTAATTTTCCTAATCCAAATGTTGAAGCGTCTCCACCAATAGCTTTTTCTGCATCAAAACCATTTATATATGATCTTATTGCGTTTACTTGTCTTAAAGTTAAATGAGAAAGACCTCCTTTTTCAGGATCTGGTTCTAAAATCTTTTTAATGATTGTGTTAGATATTACGTTTGGATCTCCTCCCGATTGTTCCAAAGTAGCATTTAACATATTTCTAAAATTTGTTGGTGCTATAAAAGCGGGACCAACAGGCCCACCTCCATCTAATGGAGTTTGTGTTTTCAAAATTATAGTATCATCAAATTCTTCTAAAGTTTTTCCTAAATCCTTAATTTCAAGTAACTTACTATTTGCCATTCCCATATCTATGTCGATAGCTAAAAATGTATCATCCATTGTTTTATGAAAAGCTTGTTGCACTTCACTTAATTGTTTAGCTGCTTGAGCTGGATCAAATCCTTCTGTTTCCACCTTTTGTAAAATATTATCATAAGCTGAAGTAAGATAATTTTTAATATCTTGTTCTGCTAGTTCTACTGTTTCACTTCCAATTCTTAATTTTCCTTTTTCAAATTTCTCTACCATCTCTTCTAAAGCTTTAATATCTAAAAAATCTTCTCTTCCATCAAATAATTGATCGGCTATTCTTTTTCTTAAAACTTGAGCATTTTCTTCTATTCTGCCGGGGAAAAGTGTTTCAGCTATTCTTACATTAATACCCATAATAGGTCTGTTGCTTAATCCTTCGGCTGTAATATCAGGTGTATATCCTTCATCAACTAAACTTCTTAATTGAGCTGCTCTTTCAATTCCTTCTTCTGTAGCCCCCTTACCTAAAAATACATCTTTAAAAACACCGGTTCCGGTTCCGCCACTCTTTTTAACTAATCTTCTAATAGTATTAAAAAGAACACCGCCAACTAGTTCACCGCCCGCAGCTAACGCTGTTTCTACTGCCGCTCTTTTTCCATATTCATTAAAATCTTCATCTGCTACACCTCGTCCTTTTTGTTGCATTTCATCTGCAAAAGAAAACAAACCAGCTCCTAGCCCCGCTCCCGCACTTGCCGCTAGCAATGGAGCGGCAACAGGTGCAGCTATGACAGCTCCTACTGTTCCTATAATAGAACCTAAAATGGGAAGACCAGCTTGACCAACAAAGTCTGTAACATCACTCCAGCTCAATCCCTCCTCATCAATAGCTATTTTACCTTCTCCTTCATCACCTAATTTTTGTCTTCCAGAAGTCGTAAGAATAAATCTTCCTGATCTATCTACATCCCAAAATTCTTTTTGAGGGCCTAATTCTTTATTTAATAATAAAGCTCTTTCTTTGTCGGTATTTAAATTAGAAAATCGCCAGCGAAATCCTTGATTTTTTATTCCACTTGAATAATCAACATCAGTGTCATATTTTTCTCTTTCAGGAGAACGTGCAATATTTTGATCTACATATTGAGATGGATCTGTTCCTTGTGTTTGAGGAATGTCTGATACTTGAGCTGATTTAAAAAAAGATTCAGCATTGGGATTACCGCTATTAGACTCTCGCTGTCTTTTTAGCATTAATCTTTTTCTTTTTAATTCTAAGGTATCAGCCATAATTAACCTTTTAGCTCAGCATCAATTTCTTCTTCGGACATTTCGTCTACTGGTTTTTGAGAAGATGGTCTAACACCTATATTTTCTTGATAAGTAATTAGCGCATCATTGATAGATGGATGTTCGGCTGCTGCATTATTTATAAATCTTTCATGCTCTTTTAAATTACGAGTTAGTCTGTCTTCCACTTCTCCTAGTTTTACTAACATCTCAGATACTGTATTAAATACTCCTGGTTGGCCTAAAGCTTCTTTAACCATTTGCCTTTCTTCATTAGATATTGTTTTACCGCCTTCTCCCAATAATTGTTTAGCATATTCTAATTGAAGAAAATCAACGACAGCTTTTTGAGTAGTGTATTGTCCCGCAGGTAATGAAATTCCTAAAGCTTGCGCTGCTTTTTCGGCAAAAGATTTAAGGGCAGGCGGCCCACCAGTTGCGCCGTCAGCATTTTCCTTTAACCAATTAATTTTAGATAAACCAGCATTAATATTTTTTATGCCATTATAAACTTCATTAACCACCATAGCAGCGGATCCTTCTGCAGCTAAAGACTCTCTTGATCCAGGGGTTTTACTTACATATTTTTGTAATACTAAATTACTGTCTCCTAAAGGACCTAATTTAAAATCAACTAACTTTCCATATTTAGGTTCAGCAGCTAACTTAGCCATCTCTATTGCTCTTTCTTTTTCGTATTCTCTTTCTTTATCTTCAATACCTTGCTGGCGCAGCTCCGCTGTCCGCGCTCCGCGGGACAGTCCCGGACCAAAACCACCTACTTGACCTGGAGCAATTTCACCATACATTTGAGCTACATTACCAGCTCGTTTTGCCTCCGGTCTGTATTCTGGACTTTTATCAATAAAAGATTCTGTACTTATGCGATTCACAAAATCTTCCACTGTTTCTTCTTTTGGCTCTTCTGGAGTTGGTTCTGTATTGTCGTCTGTTTGTTGTTCTTCTTCTTCAGTGCTAACTGTTGTTGCACCACTCTCATCTGGGTTTTCAGTAGTGCCACTTGCTATCTCAAGATTTTCGGTGAGTTCAGGATTAAATAATTCAATGTCTTCTGCCGTAACTTCATCAGATGAAAGATATTCTGATAGTTTATTTATATCTCCGTCAAATCTTTCCATAATTGCAGTGTAGCGATCAGGGTTTTCTTGAAGATATTCAGCAACAGCTCTATCTCTTTGGTTATTATTACCAATCATATTAATTAATCCATCCTTAACATTAAGGCCTAAAATTCCTAATGGTCCATAATCTGTTTTTATTATTGGTGCGCGATTAGCATGTGGATGTTTCCTAATTATCTCAGGAAGATTAGAAAGAATACCTTCTATCTTTTCTCTATTAATAAGTTCTTTTCTTCTACCAGCATGACCACCGCTTGTACTTGGAATTAAAAATAATGGGCGCCCTTGATCATCAACCGTAATAACTTCTTTTGTTTGTATATTTGGATTTGCTGGAACTT